CAGTCCAGGATCCACCACTTGTTGTCTTATAAGCAGCATTACCACTACCTGTGATACCAGAATCATTAATACCTAGCACAGCCCGTTCTGTTGGATCCAAAAACTCAACTTGTAAAAAGTAGTTTGTACCACTAGTAGTTTTATAAGGATCATAGAAACGATCATTAACCAGGTATAAATCATCAGTAGGTAAAGAAGGTAGATAAATCCCTTTAGAAGTTGCTAATGCAGCTCCGGTTGGAACACCAGTAGAACCATAAGTACCTGAATGAGCATAGAGCTTTAGATAAACTATGGTACCTGTTAAACTATTACCTTTGAATTTAACAGTAGCACCGGTGATATAAGAACCGTCTCCGGTGAAAGATTGTCCGTAAGAAGCATAAAAACCTGTACTTGAAAGTATGGTTGAAGTGGTTACATTAGCAATAGCTATCTGATTTACCACTTGAGAGTCTTTAACTACATCAAAATTAAGGGGGTCGTATACCGTATCTACACCATTTCCAGAACCCTGAAAAGTAGGATCCTTTTGGATCACACCAGAGGAACCAGCAGCACCTACTAACAGAGGTCTTCTAAATGATTGATTAACTCCTGCCCTCATTACAATATCATTTGATAGTTAACCAATGAACCTGCTACAGGAACAACGGCTCCAGTAGCGTTAGATGCGTATTGTACAGTGATAGATCCTGCTGTTGTAACACCTGTAACAAATCCTTCAATAATAGCAAAGTTACCGTTAGTAGGTGAAGCAGTTGTAGCAGTGGTAGCTGTATTCAATCCACTTAAATAAGTAGTACCCATCGCAGCTGCCGCAGTTGCAGAAGTAGGCATGGTTACTGAATACTTTACAGTGGCAGCAGTAGTACCAACACCAATAAGTCCCCATCTGGCACCGGCTGCACTAGTATAGTTTACTGTAAACCTAAAATAATATTGTTTACCAACAACAACAGGAAAAGATAGTACGTTTGTTGTACCTGTACCAAGATTGATTAATGTAGTACTAGTACTTTGAGCTCCATTTGTTCCAAGTATTCTTGTCTGAACACCTGTACCTTGAGATATACCACCAAATAAATACCATTCATTCGTACCTACTTTTAATAAAGTGGCAACACTAAACTGAGCATTAATGGTTAAAGATCCAGTAGAAGAGTTAATAGTCACACCTGCTGATGCCACAAAACTTGTAGTACCTACACCATATTGAGTCACTGTAATCTGAGTACCAATAGGAAAAGCAGCAGTTGCGTTAGTAGGAACAGTCACTGTGTTTGCAGCTGTACTATTCATCTCTACTATCTTTACGGCATCTGATATTACTAGGGTATAACTAGCGGCTTGTCTGTTAAAGGTTACAACTCCGGGTGCAGGAATAAATAACCATACGTCAGCTCCCGTTTTCCTGAGTGTACCCACAGCATTTGTACCAGATAACACTACGGTACCCATGGGTGATAGTAGTGTTACACCACCAGCTCCCACAATATTGACCAAACCAGCATCTGCTTGTATGACTTCTATTTCCGTACCTATCGGCATTGCTGTAGTAGCGTTTGCAGGTATGGTCACAGTGCAGTTAGAAGCTGATGTTATATATACTTTCTTACCAAGATCTTCCTGTACAAACGTATAGGTCCAGGGTGATGATAGAGTTCTGGTAACAGATGATTTAGCTCCGGCTAACAGCTCCCATTGCCACACGTCTGTAGAAACCATGGTAAGCTGAGCCATACTATTAGTAGGAAGCAGATTGAAGAGACTTGTAGTAGTAGAAGTTACACTACCCGTTTCTGAACCTACAATTGTAACGCCTGATGCGGGTCTAAACAGAGCGTTTCCGGCACCAGTTAATCTAAAAAGATAATAACTTCCTACTGGTATGGAAGAAGAGGCTACAGTGGGTATAGTTACTGTACCTGCTCCATCATAAGCCAGGTTGGTAATCTTTCCAGCATCAGCTGCAGCTAAGGTGTAAGTAGTGGTGTAAGAACCAGAGTTGATACTTATGGTAGTGCTACTTCCTCCTCCACCAGCTGGTGCAGCCCAAGAACCATCTGCTCTTAAGAAGTTGGTAGTGCCTCCACCCGATAAAGGAACCAGTCCTTTAGTGGTAGAAGTGAAGTTATCCAGCATAGCTGTCACCTGGGTTCCTGTAAGAGCAAGTGGTGTAGCAGCTGCTCCTGTATTGTTACCTATAATACTATTAGCAGCAAGATTGGCCATCTTAGCTAAGGTGACTGCACCGGAAGCTATTGTAGTGGCAAATCCCGTACTGGTAACATCACCCGTCAAAGTGATAGAAGTAAGATAGGTAGAAGTGTCAAATACCCAAGTGTTTGTACCTGTACCGGTATATCTCAAAAATCCTGCAGAAGCTCCTAGTGTGGGTAGAGCTACACCTCTAAGACCTGTAGTAGTAACTACTGGTGTTAGTAGGGTTGCATTGGCTCCACCGGTACTACTGATATCTCCAGAAGGTGTAAACGTGATTGTTTGGTTAGCAGTAAGATAGACATTGGTATCCAGAGTGAACGTGTTAGCAGCCGTCATCTTTACAAACGGGGTAGTACCTGTTGACCAGGTTAATCCCGCTAAACTGGTTAGATTACTAGCCAGCGGCTGAGCTCCTATGGAGTTATAAGATATGGTAACTGCTGTAGATCCATTATACGTACTACCACTGGCAGCACCCGTTCCACTGTTATTAATAGTAAGTGCAGCTAAGCTATTACCTAAAGAAATACCGGAAATAGTACTAGCAGCAAGATCTGTAATAGGAATACTAGATATATAATTAAGTGTAGTACCACTCATCTTTACATAACCAGTACCATTTAAAGCGGCCTGATAAGCTCCACTTCCAGCAAACTTTACAAAGGTGATAGCTGTAGTTCCTAGAGTTACAGCATCGTTGGTACACACCCAGGCACTATCCTGGTTTGCTGTACCCTGTTCTACAAAACAAAAAGAACCGGGAAACTCTATGGCAGCATCCATGTCAGTAGCCCTGGACCATGCACCAGCTGCTGCTACATATATCCCATTTTGGGAACCCGTGGTCTGGTCTTTAACCAAGACCCGGTCTCCTGCCACTACAGCTATCCCGTCAATGGTTTGTGTACCAGAAAGGGTAATATTAGCTGTGGTAGCTACTTTTACAGAAGCTTTGGGATCCAGTCCTTGTAAGAAACTATCCACCTCTGTTTTAGTATAGGCATCAGTGATACCGTATCCAGAAATAGTAGTAGGCAATCCTGATGTAATAGCTGACCAGGCATGTGTGTGAGAAGCAGCGGCTGCTCCCACTGTAGTATAATCTATGATTCTGGCTGCAGAGCCGTTATAAGTAGTACCGGCTGCATTACCTCCTGTTGTATTGAATGTTATAGCATTGGTTACTGAACCTGCACTACCGGTTATACTTCCTGTAGAAGTGATGTATCCACTGGGGTTGGTAGCATTATATGGCGTGTAACCTAGTGCTGTCGTAATATCCGTAGAACCTACTGCTGTGTTACCGGTAACTCTTCCCTTAGTGTCTAACGTGATCTTAACAAAAGAGCTACCGACACCTTGTGTGATTGTAGCAAGTGTGGTAGTAATAGCCGTTGTACCTGATCCTGTTACATCCCCGGATAAAGTTATTGTTTGATTACCTGAAATATAAGCAGGAGTAAAAAACTCATAGGCAGTATCACCAGCATTTCTACGTAAAAGCTGGTTAGCTGTACCCATAATGGCTGTTACAGCAGAGGTACCATTACCTACCAAAATACCTGTCAGTGTCGTAGCTCCTGTACCCCCTTGAGCTACAGTGACTGTAACATTGGTAGTAAGTATGGTAGCACTGGCATCAGGAAGTGTAAACGTTTTTTCTGTAGTAGTAGGTCCGGTAAACTTGGTAAACCCATTACCGGTGCCCCCGTAAGTAGAAGCTATGATCTGAGTAAGGGCAGCTGAACCATCAAAGTTATTACCATAAATAGCCCTGGGAGTAGTCAGTGTAGCTGCACTACCGGTGGTATTTTGGTTTAATGTAGGAATATCCGCACTGGTAATAGTTCTAAAAGTAGGAGCTCCTGAACCTCCGGTAGTTGGAGCAGCCAGAAAAGTATTCTGTGTCTGATTAGCAAAGTTGGCTGGAGTAACTGATAGTGTACCACTTAAAGTAAGTGTAACAACACCAGATGAGGTAGAACCGGCTAGGGTGAGACCACTGACCGTACCTGAAGCATTGACACTGGTAATAGTACCATTAGACAAAGCTATTGTGGTAGTACCATTATAAAAATATAAGGATCCGGAAGCATACCAAAGATCTCCTGAAGCCGGAGTAGTAACAGCTACACCAGAATTAAATCTTATGGCAGACTTGATAGTGGTAGATGCAGCTATTTCTAAGAAAGTACTTGCAGTGGGAGCTGAGGCCAAACCGATACCTATAGAAGCATTGGTACTATCATAACGTAATGTGGATCCAAAAGTAACGTTGGCATTAAAGGTTTTTATACCTGTTATTGTCTCTGTACCTGCTAAATGTACTACGCTACTATCCGTTGCTCCACCCAGTCCTGCTAGAGTATAGTTAGGGATGTTTAAAGCTCCTGTACCAGAATTGTAAATGGCTGCACCTGAAGATCCCACTGTAGTGAGTGTTAACATAGGCCCACTACCTCCACTCCCACCTGTAGAAGTGATAGTAACATCTCCTGTACCAGAATCAACACCTGTGTAAGTAATAGATATACCTGGCCCGGGTATGATCTTTCTGATCACAGCCTGGTTGGGAGTGGTAGTATTTAGAGTGTATCTAGTTACCGATCCTCCCATTATATCTGTTGCACCATCTATGTATTCTGCCATTACACTATGTTTTTCCACCACATCCAGCCTAGTAGTCTGACGATGAAGTATCTTAAATAGTTATCAAACTTGTTTGAGTTGGTTATATTGAGCCAGTAGAGCATCTCATCATCAGCTTGCTTTCTTGTCAAACTGTGTTTTTCCCGGTGTATGTACAGATAGTCATGTATGAGAAAAGCTATAAGTCCGTCATTAAAGGGTCTTACTATGCTCCACAACCATTTGGGCACCGTAGCCATGTCATATACAAACCCTCTGGGAATAGAGATAATGTCACCGGTACTAAGTTGTACAGTGAGCGGTTGAATAATCATCCAATACTTGCTGCTTACATTGGAATAGACATAAGACTGGATGATCAACAGATCCGTCATAAGTTTCCGTATGACATTGTCTTTAGTTATCATTAGTTATCTAACCTATTACCAATGAGCGTTCCATACTGTACCATCCCATGTTTCAATTTTATTTGTTGTTGTGTTATAGATAGATAAACCAGCAACTGGTGATGCTATTGCATTTCTATCAGTTGTTGTCATTCTAGGAGGTAAAAAACCTTTTGTCGTAGAATCTATTTGTAAAGCTGCACTAGCACTAGGACTAGCTACATTAGAAAGAGTTCCTGTATTGTATTTGATGTACCACCTGGAAGTAAGTGTTTGTAACGTGGTTCCTGAAGCAGCTGCACTAGAGGTTTGTAAAATCACATCTCCTCCTGTACCAGTACCTCTACCACGACCACCTGCTATAGTAATAGAACCTGCAGCGGAATTGGTAAAATAGGTCATGGTTGTACCACCTGCTGCAATTGTGGCTGCACTAGGATCATATGCTATTTCAGACCCATGTATAGTATAGTTAACAATATTTGACAAACCTGTACCCCCGTTACCAAACCATATATCATTAATCATGGAGTTATAACTACCAAAAATAGCCACGTTAGAAAGTGTGTCTGGGAAAGAGTCTAATCTATAATCTCCAGTACCAGTCCAAGGTGATCTCCAGATAAAAGAACTAGTAACTGATTTAGCCGTACCACTAGTATTAGCTGCACTACTCCATAATTGTGATGTTCCATTCTGTATGATTGTTGACCTGGTTACAGTTGCACCTCCAGCTATAGCATATCCTATAGAAAAACCAATTACTGAAGAATCTGTGTAAGTCATTAGACCACCACCATATGCAAAATTTGAACCTATGGTAATTGAATTACTCATTGTAGTATAACCCAATGCACCTGTAATACCTCCTATTGCAACATTAACACCTGTCCATGTTGATGTATTGTTATACTGTAAATTACCAAACACGTAATTTATACCCGAACCCATATTAGATTCAGATATAGAATCAGTATTCGGTAATGACACTACATATAATCCATCACTAGTAACTAATTCTTTATTCAACACTATCTGTCTACCAGAAAAGTTCTTTGCATATAATATACCCAGATTTGAAAATCCAGCATATGTACCTGTATTAGGAATATTTTGAGGTGCATATGTACCAGGATTTGTAACAAATCCCAAATCTGTAAATGTACTAGCTCCATCAAAAGTTGGACTTACATATGAATAAGTATTATTTACTGCTGTTCCCCTATATACTTTATAAAATCTACAACCAAGAGGCAGTGTAATACCCGTAATAGTTACTTTATTAGTAGAAGAACCTGCAGGGATTACTATAGAAAGTTGTGCTGATGTAATACTTAAGTGTTTGCTTTCATCAAATGCTACTATTCTATAATAATATGTTCCAGGAACTAAGGTGCCGCTGACTGCATCAACACTAGTTGTTATAGTACTATACCCTACAGATCCTGTAATTGATAATACTCCTAATCCTGTATTGTTAGTAATACTTACTTTATTTGTATAAGGACTATATGTACCATCGGCTGATAAAAGGGTCATTCTTAGTGATCCACCATTATACAAACTAAAATTATGATAATTACCAGAAGATATACCAAACCCAGTACCATTCTGCTCAATCATAGCCCAATAGTTAGAATTATAACCACTAGCATTACCATAAGGTCTGAAAATCATCTTGGTAGAGTAACCAGAAGTAGTACCTGTCACTTGCACAGCACCTTCATTACCTGCTCCTTGACTAGCACTATAGTTTAAGTCAGTACCTATTACTAAATCTCCAGTAGTAGAATATAGACCAGTACCACGTATTAAACCCGCAGCTTCGATCTTATAGGTACCTGTGTCAGTTGTAGTACCTACCAATAAGTTTTTGTTCTTACCAGTAAACCTGGCTATCTCTCCCATTACACCAGAATCGTTCTTACCTGATATAATAAAAGAAGTACCCCATCCATTTTGTAAAGGATCTATCTGGAAACCTAGAGCTACTGCATATGTACCATTAATACCTGAACTAGGTAAATTAGAAGCATTACCCACGCCAAATACTAATCCGTTAAGTATTTTACTAACTGATCGTGTATAACTATTTGAATCAGTATATATTACTTGTACGTCATCATAGCTTGATTCAGAACCACTAGCCACTCTGCTTTTTACAACTAATCTTATACTTGAACCTTGTACTCCAGCTTCTGCCACATCCCCTATCATTACTGCATTATTAGAATCTGCAGTACCGCTAGAATAAACCCTAAGTGCTAATATGCCATTATTACCATTAGATCCACCATAGAAACCAAATCCACCTCCCCAGTTACCACTAGCACCAGAATTTGTAAATTTTACTATTTTACTATTATTAACAATTACATTACTGGCAGTAAAAGTACCCCCAATATGTGTGTAACTAAAAGGTATAACAGTAGTGTTAGTAGTGCTAGTTTCTGTAGCAGCTATACGAATACCATAATAGGTACTGGTATTGGAATTACCAGTGATATTTAATGTGGGATTAATTAAGAGACTGCTATAAACACCGCCACCAGTTGCTGTACCAGTTATAGTCCCATAAACACGAAACCCCCACTCATTATAATTTGTGTTTGAAAACTCATAGTTAGAATTTAGATTGGTTTTATAATATCCAAACTCTAAAGACTGCATTTCAGTAAGAGACGCTCCATTCGTATATGCTACTATACGACCAAAATCATTAGCAGTTGCTCCTGATCTTAGAGATAATGTATAGTTGCCACCACTTCCTGAACTAATTAAATTACCTGTATATTGAATAGTTCCATTAACAGAAAGTTTAGCAGTAGTACTAGGTGCTGACGAATGTCCAATATAAGTATTGCCGTCAGTTGAATTAAAGAAGTTATCTCCCCGTACAGTCTGTATAGCAGTGAGAAACCCTGCGTTGGTAGTTACAGAAAAGTCAATCAAGAGAGCCCGACTGTTAGCTCCTTGTGTACCGGTATTTACCGGCATAAGTAGATTGACTAATGTAGTAGTATAACTACCACTATTAATAGTTGGAGCAGCAGTTGAGAAAGTAAATATAGATTGGTCAGATCCGTATCCAAGATTATTGTTAGTTGTAAATGTTAAGCTGTTAGCATAGATTGTCTTGTTAGCAGAAGTGGAACCATTAAAGGTTAAAAAGTCACTTACTGTTAACGCACCCTTTACATTTACTCTACTTTGAAATTCTACCCCTAAAGAAGCTGTATTACCAACAAATGTAATAGTATTACCATTCAATGTTACAGTCCTGTTAGAAGTAAGAGTACCGTCTATGTTATAAATGTTGGAACCCACCTCTGTCCAGCTAGAAGTAGTAGCATTGTAATAATACACCTTCTTAGCAGTGGTGTTGTAATACAACTGACCGTCCACCGGAGTTGTAGGGGCCGTAGCAGACTTATGCAACACCGGATTGACCAACTGATTCTGGTCCAGATCTATATCGTGTAGGTACTTTTTTGTAGGCATAGTTAAGACAGATAAGCGAATCCAGAAACAGGTTTGCTAAAGCTGATGACCATAGTAGTCAATGTAGAACTATCTATATTACCTATAATGTTTACACCGGCATTGTCTATAGTGTATACATTAGGTCTGAAACCAAGACCGTGGTTAATAGTCCAAGTAGTAGCAGCAGTTAATTGCTCGTACACAAACTGGGATGTAGATCCTGTACTAGTATTATTAATATTCACCGTAGGATTAAGATTAATCCTGGTGATACATCCACCTGCGTTCACGTCTATAATATTTTCTGTACCTCCTGGGTAGTTATAACCGAGGCTTACACCTGCTGCAGAAGATGATGTTGAAGAAGTAGAAGAGCCAATAGACCCTGAAGTGTTCACCTCATAAGTAACCGGCAACCATGTAGTGTATTGTATAGAAACATCTGTAAGAGCAGCGTCATCCTCATTAATCTGCCAGTCTACTATACGTTTCCGCATGATAGCCCAGTCTAAAGAAGTTTTACGTTTACAAGACGTAATACCATACCGGACGCTTTTGAACAACTGTTCAACAGCGTTGGCAAACACTTTATAGTGTTCTATTTTAGCAGATACAAGGTTTCTCATAGGTGTACGGACTATGACGCAAAAAGTTAATTACCGGGAGCTTGCGTCTGTTGCTGCACCAGTTGTTGTTCATAAAAAGCTGCACAATTAGTACATACTTGTTTTCCGTCAGAAGCTGTTCTAAGTTGACAGCTGCAAGAAAGAGGGTTTCCGCAATTAGGACAAGAGTTCATATGTTTGGTTTTTTAAAAAGTTAACTACAACTATCTAAATACTTCATCAGCCTTTTCTGTGCATAGACTAACAGATCCATACCCGCGGCAGGATCATGACAGTATTCCACTTTGGCTTTAGCAGCATCAATAAAGTTCTTAATCATGTTAAGCTCATTAAGGCTTTCCTTTACATCAGCATCAGGCTCACAGGCAGCTAGGTCTAGCTTACATAATTCTCTAAAATAGAGATTGGTAGTTTGGGTAATTCTTAGATGCTGATATTCTGTATACACAGAACTATTAGGAGCTACAGAAAAACGAATAGTGTAAATACCGTCCGGTAACACCTCGGCTTGTGAACAACCCGTAAGTTGTATACCCAGCGTGCAGCCGTTCAACACGAGATTAAAACCTTTTTGAACGTCTATATTTACAGGCTGGTTAAAGCCGGGAGAAGTAATCTGTAACAGGCCGCAGTCAATAGGCAAGTCGTCACTGTACATACTTGTATCAGCAACCCTAAACACCTTGGTGTTGTTAGTGTCCAGGACTTCTAAACTTAATTGATGTTTACTGGCCATATATTAAACTTGTATGAGTTAGATTGGAATAATGTAGAGGTTCTCAATAATAATATACCTTTTTTTTACTACTTCTCCAAAAACAAAAAAGGGAGATGGACTGAGTTGTCCACCTCCCGGTTTTAAAGATTATTCTACTAATTAGTAGAGTTCCAGAACTACAGAGTTTGCACCTTGAGCAGCTACAGCAGCATCAACAAAGTATTTAGCAATGTTGTTAGTTGTAGTGCTATCAAGAGTAGATCCGGCAGCACAGAAGAACTGGAGGATATACTGATCGTTGTCAAACATGCTGTTAGGGTTATTCCAGCGTGGAACATTATGAACAACAATAAGTTGGTCATAGAGAGAACTTCTGGTTACACTAGCAAGCATAGGATCAGCTTCAATCTCCCTCATCCTAAAGCTTTCTACACGAGAGCTATCAGGATAAGCATTCTGAAGATAACGGTTAGCAAGAATCAGATCACGAAGAACAGTTTCTCCAGAACCGGAAGTTTGTACAGGAGTTTGCATTTCAATACCGTGGCTAGAAAGATACGGATTGGTAGACGATACAGCGGTAGTGTTCTGAGCAAATGAGGTTGAGAAGTTGGTGTTATTCAGTTCGTCAACTACAGAAGCATATGCGTACAAAGGCTCCAGATCATATTTATCCATGGGAGTAAATGTTGCATTACCAAAGGTGGTATCAACATAAGCCATAGTAAATTCAATGTGAGACTCTTGTCCTGCAGTAGATTGACTACCTATAGCAGTAGCATCACTTCCAGTAGGATCGTAAGCTGTAGGGTTAGCAGCAAGACCTGTTGGAATAGTAGTACCAGGAATATAAATACTCAGGTAAGCATTGGTTCCAGAAAAAGCAGCTACTTCATTAGCAGAGTAGATGTCAGTAAAAGCCCTTACAGTTACAGTACCAGAAATTGTAGGTGCAACAGCCTGTGTAGGATATTTTACCACGATACCGGTAGTAGAAACCAAAGAACTGATGAATGAGTTAGCAGGGATACCAACACCAACTACTTTCTGACCAACCGCCATGTTAGTATTAGTAACAGTGATAGTCACCTGAGTAGTAGTTGCAGCTACACCAATTGCAGTTGCAGCAGTACTCACTACGTGCTTATACACACGAGCTTGAACAAACTGACTAAGAAAAGGATTAGAGTTAACTTGCTCTTTCCATCCTAAAAGGACAGAAATAGGATCTCTCCATACTTTAGTAGTGTCAGTACCTACAAGACCACTAGAAGCGTCAACTGTACGATACAACTGGTGGTTCAAGAACCTCAGAGCAGGAGAACCTTTGATGTCCAGACGGAGACGGTAAGTTTGGTTAACAGCAACGTTAGCGTTGGCATTAACTCTTACAACCTGGTTAACCGGACTCTTAGCTTTGATCACCATTACGCGGCTAATGAACCTGGGGTTTACAACCTTGGATTTCCAAGTCTCTTTGTAACCACCATGAACGGGTCCAATTTTGTCGGAAGTAAAATAAGAACCACCGACTACTACGAAAGGTTTAACACCGGCAGAAACAATACCCAGGGTAGAGTTATTGTTGGTAGTACCAGTAAAAGTACCAGGGGCAAACATACCCACCTGGCCTGCAGATAGTGCAGAAGTGAGACCACTAGTCGCTACAGTAGTAGACGACAGGAGGAAACTCTTCTTAAATGCATTGGGAAGAAACATAACATTAAAAATTAAGGGTTAGAAAAAAAAATAAATTATTTTAAGAACAACAGTTTATACTTAATACCGTTGATCGTTGACTTAACATTGTCCAGGTCATTAACTATCTCTGAGTAAGGCATCTCACTCTGTAATCCGGTGACCATTTCTTTCATTTCTCTGAGATAAGAAAGAGCTTCATCTACGGATCCAAGCCTTCTGGCTGCTTTTTCAGGATAGTCCAAGATCTTTTCAGCGGCTCCCTGGAAGTTTTCTGCCAGGTCATCAGCATGATCTGGGAGAGCATCATAAAGTTCATTAAGAGCTTTATGAGATGCAAAAGAACCAAGTCCTGTTACACGTAAGTGTAGTTTATGAAATGAGTTCCTAGCGTTCATTAGTTCTTCTACACAAGCAGCTGTTTTAGATTCCAGAGATCCACCGGCTGCAGAATAAGAACCTGGTCTAGGTATTTTAGTTAGTGCCATAGTTAACTATTTCTTTGTGAGTTTTGAGTTTCTCTCGGATACTGGTTCATACTCTCTATGTCTCCGGCAAGAATAGCTGCTGTTTCATCAGCTAGGATTTCTACAATGTCATCTTTGAAAATACAAGTGACGTCTTGTTTAATCACTGATCCTGTAGAAGGATCAATACAGCCCTGAAACTTTATATCAACCGGCCTACTATAATATATCAAATAAATGTCTGTTATAGAAAACTTACCTTCTGTATACACTCTTAACTTATCTCCTACCAGTGTACTTACTGTTTCAGCCCACTCAAAGTTTGGGTTCTTCTGGTCAGAGTTTAGTATCTGAGCTATATTGGCTTCTTCTACTTCGTACACTGTCATCCTGCGTTTATCAGGACAACAGTCTGAGTTAGCCAGTACATCTATCCTTGTATAGTATAGATAATCAGCCGGGAGAGATGCAACAGCATAGAGCTTTTTATCTTCAGGATTTTGTGTATGAGCTGTTTTTAACAGTACACGTAAATCATCTATAAGACCTGTACTTTGTTCTGCTCCTTCTTTACGGAGGTTCATCCCATACACCTGCCTTCTTACCCATTCAAGCTGGGCTTTATTAAAAGCCTCCTGTATCTGCCAACACTCTATGTTGTCATAATCAAGGCTGGCAAGTTTGTTTAACCGCTGTTTAATCTTGATCTGTAGAAGAGCGTTTGTCATAGGTTATATAAAGACCCGGTTAAAAACTATACCCCGGGTACTGTTTTTATTGATTCCAGTATTTTTCCGTAGCCTTAGTAAGATCAATTAAGATCTCCTCGTTCAGCGGATTTTTTAAAAACTCAGCAGCATCTGTTGCAGTTCTTCCCATCATCGTACTGGTCTTCATATGGTAAATAAACCCGTCAGCTTTAGGAGCAATGAACTTAAAGTAGTTAGCGTCCTTTATAATAGCACGAATTTTCAGACTTTCCATATCAAGATTGGCAGCATCCAAAAACCTCTGAGCAGTTTTACGTTTGTCTTTTTCTACCAGGTCTCCGTTGATATACTTATCCATGTTGTCATAGATGATATCATTAGGAGTGGTTTTCTTATACTGAGCACTGTTAGGATCTAGCACTTTGGCTACGTACATCAGTTTATTCTGATTCTTGTCAAACAACTTCTGTAGTTCAGCCAAAGCTTTGTTACGGAGTTTCTTCACTTCAGTCTGTACAGAAGCAGTTTCTTCCAGTTTATCTAAGTAGAACTTAGGAGGTACAGGCAGACGTCTGGCTTCTTCTAAAGACTTTGCTACGATACTAAAACCACCAGCCTCTATAGCGTACAGTCTAATCAGATCGTAAGGATCTTTTTCAGGTTCCAGGTAGAGAGGTTCATTACCACATCTTATCTTAACCTTATCCCAGAAGTCATTATTATCTGGTCTTAGAAGCTTCACTTTATTCCAAAAATCACTGTCATCCGGGTTGATTACATTAGCGGCCAGTTCTTTCTCAAGCTGAGAAACCACTACACGAATCTGTTTAATCTTAGCTTCCTGCTCGTCAAGAGGAAGAGCTTTTACTTCCGGTGCAAACTCGTTAAGACCTGTGATGTATCTTCTGATACCGTTAATGTCTAAACAAGCTATACTCTCTTCATGAAACGCTCCGTCAAAAAGACTTAGTCCGTATTTCTGTAGTCCCATATTATCAACCATTGGATCAAAAAAGGGACGTATAGCAATAGAAGACCTTTTGTTCTGGGGGTATTTCTCCACCATTGTTACTGTACTCATGTTGTTGGTTTTTGAAAAATAGAACCTGTTGAGAGTTGCAAGCTCTCCGTGTGATCAATACGGTTTGCGTACAACAGGTAGTCCTGGGATACTATCCAAGGAGGGGTTAAAAGACTCAGCCTAGTGAGGGTGTTTTAGCCAGTTATACTGGTAGCAGCTATCCTTGCTGAGTACTGTTACTTAATTAAGAGTATCAGTTCCCCGGGGATTTTAATGCCCCCGGGGTTGATACTATAGGTTAGAATGATCCACCAGTTACAGGGTTTCTCATAACGATCTTCAACACCTTGGTTGGGTCTTTAACCCAGATGGCAGGCATTGTTTGAGTCATGAACACACGGTAGCCGTTGAAGCTTCCAGAAGACTGGAATCCTTGAGTACGACCCATATAGTCCATGGTACCGTTCTGATAGAACCACTTCAGTTGATTATCCCAGCTAAGCTTCAACAAGAAGATGTTGTCGTTAGTGTTGTCTGTGATATCAAAGATGATGAAATTGTAAGAAGACAGAGGGAAACCATCAATGATGGGGTTCTCAATGTCGTTAGTATGAATGTTGTCAAACGCAGGGTTGAGAACAAACTGTACGTTAGCCAAGAATGGGATAATGTACTGAGTGTAAGCAAAACCAAAGTTGAGGTCCATTCCTTTACCGGTAACAGCTCCAAGCTCGTGAGCATTAAGAACCAAACCAGAGTTAACTGCTTCTTTCTTAATAGCCTCGTTTACAAGCTTCATACCACCCATACCGGTTTGTACAATCAGCTTACGCTTAGGATCAGGTCCTTGGAACTCCACCTTACCATTGAAGAAGTTGAAGATCTCAGATTTGAACAGATCCAGGTTGAAACTACCTTTATTGTAAATACGCTTGAAAGAGTTATCCAACTGCTTCCAAAGACCCACACTCAAGCGGATGTCATCTGGACCGTCTTGCTTAACCTTTCCACCCTGTCCCCACATGAGGTAGGTTTCAATGTCATTAGCAATCTTAGTCAGGTGAGCAGCTTCAAGAGTGGTCAAGAAAGTACGAGAAAGTTGACCAGACTGGTAAGCTTTCTTTACATAATCCTTACCCATCTTGGCAGCCATAGACTCCAAAGAAGTGATAGAAGGATCGTCGTTGGCACCGAAGTTTCTCCAGAGCTCAATTACAGGTACAGTACCGTCAGCTTTCATACCACCTTTCATCATCAAATCTGCACGAGAAGAGATGCTGTAGTGTACGTGAGCTTCAGCTCCTCCTACATAGTTGTAGAATTCACGGAAACCAGCTGATACGTTACCGATGTCAGAAAAACGCTCTCCGTATTCACCACGGGCAGAACCTTTACGGAACATCTTGGTACCCTGACGAACATACTTGTTGTCCAGGAATTTAGTACTGTCGTTGTTTACGAGCTGTACAGTGTAGATGAAACCGTCACCTGCAGGGATGATGTCATCAGCAGTGATGTACAATTCCACACCGTTGTACTTGTCATAAGTGATGATATCACCATGACCAAAAGAACGTTTGTTGAGCTTAATCTTGAAGTTGGTACCATCAACACCTTTAGTAGCGTTATTGGTTTCAATGTCTTCAACGATGTAAGGCAGGTCTTGAGCTACAGGAATCTGCCATTTGTACTCACCACGATTGTTATCTACAGAGATAACATTCTTTCCTCCAAAGCTAGACATCTGGTACAAAGGCATTTCTACCTTTTGAGCCATAGCCCACAGATCCACCGGACCGAGATCGGTTGGCTCTGCACTCTTCAGCAGGTTAGAGAGGTGGTAAGAATCTACGTGTGAGCTAGTAGTATAGCTGGTATCCCGTAGAAATATACCATTGTTTAAAACTGGGGTTGCCATAGGGCATCGGATTTTAAGGGGTTATTGAAAAAAAAGTTTAGCGTTTAAATATGTTAGTGGGTCTCACCAGCTTACGTGACCTTGGTTCATCATCGTCATCTACCTGGGTGTTGACATTCTTACGTGACTGTTCTGTTTTAAGCTGTCTTACTGTTTGTTCAACGGCTGCATTCTTTCCACTCTTTACAAGCTGTTGACGGTAGCCATCAGGATCAGAAAGAAGCCAGAGAGCTTCTGCAATCAGTGGGTAGTTAGGATCTACAAACTGGTATTTCTCTAAAAGATGACCAAGTAGATTTGTAGGACGACCACTGATAGAAGGGTACTGAGGTTGTGTGAGTCCAGAGTACAGGGTAGCCTGGGTCTTTTTATCAAGCTTTAAACCGTTAATTTCTGCAGGACGTAAAGCCTCAAAAACATTTTTCTGGTAAGCCTGGGCAGCTTCTTGCTGTTGTTGTTGACGGGCTTCTTGTTCTGCCAACTGGGCCTGTACAATCTGCTCCTGCATCTGGTCTAGCTTAGGCTTAAACTGTTTAGCCTTTTTTTCCAGTACACCAAGATCTTTCCATGTAGTGAGTTCTTCTTCTATCTCTTCTGCAGTACCAAACTGGGTAGCTTGGAGGTAGTTTCTGATGATAGTTTCCTGGTCAGCATCTTGTGTAGGATCCAGTGAACGAACTTCTTCTACCTGGGCAAGTGCACGGAAAAGTCCTTTAAGATCCTGTCCTCCATCTGCTACATACTTAGCAGCATATTGGAGTTCATCTGGAAGAGACTCAAAAAACTCTTGAGGGGTCTTAGCGGCCACCTCGTTTTTCATATTATCTATGTTAGCTTGCCAGAGTTCTTCTACATCTTTCTCTCCAAGTCCTGAGAGATATTCATCCAAAGTCTGTTTACTTTCATCGTAGTCATCAAAAGCAAACATTTCTTTTGACTCAATACGTTTCTTTAGAAACTCTACCAGACCGGATTTTTCTGTTTTGGGACGTCCACCCTTGTTAGCTTTTTGATCTTCTAGTTCTTCTAGTTCATCAAAAAGATCATCAGTTGTAGAAGTTCCACGGGAAACCTTGTCTTTAGAAGCAGCATTTACGTTTTTATCATCTACATCATCAGGTTTACCGGCATCATCGTTCTTACTATCATCCTCATCCTCATCGTCATCTTTATCTAAAAAAGAAAGATCTGTTGGTTTAGCAGAAAAAATATTGGGTTTGTCTTTAGTTGAAGCAGCAGGTGTTACAATACTTTCGGCACCAGGGGCTCCAAACCAATTGTCAATATCAAGATCTATTTGTTGTACATTAGTCTGTACAGCTGCTTGGTTTTGCATAAGTTATGAGTGGTTTTTTGTTGTACTTCTACAATAAAAATATACAACTTTAAACCTTATGAATTTACTTTTTGTAGAGGTGGGTAAGCTGAACTAAGGATAATAGAGCTATAACGAGTAGATTTATTTAGACTTTTTGTTGTCAGACTTTACGTCATACTTGTTCTTGTTCTCCTTAGCTATCTGAAGTTGTTTATCAGCTATTTCCTTCTGGGCCTGTAGTTTTTCCTTTTCAAGGTTCATCTTCTGTTGGTTAGTAGCAGTTTTATTAACCTCTTGTTCCCTTTTGAAGTTCATAGTCTGTTGATACTGGTCTTGCTGACGGATATCTTTTAGAGCATCCTGGAAGTCAGACACCTCATTTTTGTTAATATCCACTACAGAACCATAACCTGCAGCCCGGATCTCAGCCACGGTAACCTGGTTTTGACGGTCCTTCTCGGCTTCTTCAGCTTTAAACTGAATGTCCATCTGCTTTTGTTTTTCCTGACTAGCCAGCATTTCCTGCTGCATCTGCTGCTGATGTTGCATTTCAGCATCCTTCTGAGCCTGGGCTTTCTGTTCAGCATTCTTCAGGGCATGAGTAAGTTCAGCTATAGAATCAGCTTTTACAATGTTACCCAAGTCATAGATAGAAGCACCGGTAGTGTTGTTATTAAGAGCTATCTGTTTGAGCTGTTCCAAGATAGCACGGGAGTTAACCTTAGTAGTACAGAAAACATTAAAATCTCTAAGCAGCAGATCTGTACCGTTCATCTGGAAGTTTACCTTTTCATCTGTAGAAGTGATATACTGTAGCCTAATAGAAGGTTTCTTAGAATGATAGTACTGGGCCAGGTCTGTTCTCATCTGGTGAACACGAGGCATCAGGTAGTCAGAGTGTTGTATAAACAAGTGTTCTGTCTGAGCATAGGAAGCTGCCTGGGCCATTTCAAGACCCTTGGCACTGTCCTGTACACCAAGCTGCTGACCCATACGTTGTGGGTTCAGACCTATCACTTCAAAAGCCTGGTTCTTAAAATAAGTGGCCAGGTTGATCCTGGAGAGCAAACGGTTAGTCTGCTCCAGGTTTAACACTTGATAGTGTTGGAAGCTTAATGGGTTTTCAGTATTGGTGATAGTGGTATCCAGCGGCAACATCTGGAAGTTCTTCATAGCCACATAGGCATTAGCCAGATTATTTTTACCCCAGTCTTCTCCCATAGAGTGACGTGGTAAAGCGTTCTGGTCTAGCATAATCACTGTACCAAGCTCGTCTACGAGAATGTCAGCAATCTGATTGTTTACAATATTGTAGCCTATCTGGTATGGCTTCATCAGGTCTACTAGTGAAATACTGCGGGTGTTCCTGTCACCAAATACAGCACCTTCCACAGGTAGTTTGCAGCCGTAAAGAGTTGAGTCTCCTTTAAACTGGAAAGGAATAGGACCAGGTTTACCACCATTAAGTCCAAGATAGATGGGGTTGATACCACCGGGATTATTCTGTCCCCAGAATGCAGGTCGGTTAGGTCCGATCTTTATTCCACCCCAGGTCTCGTTGATCCAGATCCAGTCTATGTGTTCTCCAAAAACCAGGTTGTCCTTGGTCTTTTGTTTATATAGAGCAGTATTATATTGAGGTTTATCAGTGACTTTGTACTGTTCTGTTACAATGTCTTGTATAATATCTCCTTCTTCTGTAATCTTAGTAAGATGACCCACTTTACGCTGACTCTTCCAATAAGAAGTGGTACAACGTAGCAAGTGTTGTTTTCCAAAGTCAATAGTATCTTCTGAGTCAGCCAAAATCCACTCCACTATGTCTCCTGTACCAAACTTACTGTCGTATAAAGAAGTAAACTGTCTGTAAGCCAAAGAAGGCATTTGGGTGTTCCACTCATGAGAACGGGTAGGATCATAATAAGTTCCGTCATTTTGGTAGCCTTGTACAGCATAACCGGCAGAACGTACAGGATAGATGGTTTCAATAGCTTCCAACTGATCCTGTGTCATCATCCAACCGTATTTGTCAATGATGTCAGAGGCACTTAAAAGCTCCATCTTACCCACCCAGTTACCCTGGGATATATACCTTACTTCTGGAGATTTGTGATAGAAGGTGAGTAGTGGGTTCCATAGCTCTATCTCATAATCATCCTCCATCATCCGGAAATGCCAGAACTCACGGTCTGTAATAAGCATGTCTCTAAAACCACGTTCTTCCAACTCGTCCATTCTGAAACGTTCTTCGTCTACTCTTTTTTGGTGAGCAGCCCACTCTTCCATCATAGAACGGTAGTCTTTTCTAAAGAACTGTTCAATTTCAGGTAGTTTCTTAAGAGCTTCAGGGTTGATAGCCTGTTGACCTTCTTCAGACTCTACGTCAATACCCTGTTGCATTAGCGTCATCATCTGTTTACGTTGAGCATCTTGTATTAACACCTGCTCAATCATGGCACGTTTTTCTTCCAGCATGTCGTTGTAAGACATCTCGTCTACAGCACGAAACATGATTTTGGACTGACGCTGAGAAAACTCGTTACATAGAACATTAATTACGTTAGGTATGATGGGATAAAACTTCAGTTCCAGGGCTGACTCATCCTCTTTAGTAAGAGTGTCTATAAGATCAGCCATCTCGTTGTTGTCTTCTACAATGTAATCAGTCTTGTCTATGATACCTTTAGCCAGCTTATAGTTCTTCATCAGCCTGCGGGCATTACGCCTAAGCTGTTTCATACCCTGCCACTCCAACCAGTCCAGGTTCCATGCAGTCCATTCCTCATCCTTTTCCTTTACAGGTAGGAACTGAATAGGTTGGGTAAGGGTTCCCATTTTATTATAGGAAGCCTTCTTTCCTGCTTTAAGGTCAAGGGCGTTGTATACTTGCATGTTCTTTAAGTATTTAGGTCAGCTTTAGTAGTGCTGTTGGGTGTTAGAGTGGTGGCTGTAGATGTAGTGGTATTAAAAAGTACGTTTCCAGTACCTAGAGGAATGGTACCTGTTAAAGGTGCTGATGATCCAAAATAAGGACTAATGGTAGAAGGCCAGCTATTTGGAGTGTAAGTCTGTACAAGTTTTTCTTCTTCTTTTAAAAGCAGTAAAGCCTCTTCAAGTGTGAGGCTGCTTTCTTTTATAAGACGACTAAGGATAGCTAGTTTACTAGGGTGTAACTCGGTGTTTTCCATTAACGTAAGTTTTTAAAAGGGTTCCTGGGAATTTTCATACCTGTAGAACTTCCTTTAGAAGACCCTATATGTCTAAAAGGTCCCCAATTTAATTTACTGATTTTTTGGGAGTTCTCCAACTTTTGATCTACTCGTTCTACACGTTTTGTATTTCCACGGTTAGATTGTTGCACCTTGGCAAAAGCTATGAGAGCACAGAAGGCTACAAGACGGTCTACGTTCACTCCTTCCCTGTAAGCTTGCATTTCTTTAAGCAGCATAGGATCAGGAATCCGTTCCACTCCGTAGATGGTTTTTACAATCTCTCCGTTTGTCTTGGTCTCATGATCCAGCTCCTCTTTTAAAAACTCTATACCATAGGAAAGAATAGTTCCTTTAAAGAGTGTTCCTACGTTCTTCCATCCATACTCTTGATAAACGTTTCTATTAGCTCCAATGTCTTTTAGAAATAAGATCATGTCCTTGGGTACCAGGTAACGTTGTTTCTTCTTAGAGATCATGTACTGGATGAACAAAGCCACGTTGTTCTCCACCACCGTCCAGGCATTGTACCATTCTATGAGTAGTTCCAGGCGTTCATGGGTTTTGTTAAGGTCATCAAACCTTCCACACCAGGATGCCACTATCTTATCACGTTCCATTGTACTTTCTATCTTACCATCTCCGTAGTCTTTGATCACTTCCACCGGGTTTTTATAGATGTAGATAGCACAGAGGGAATCTGATGTAGTAGTCTTACCCTCTCCTACAGGGTCCACGGATCCGTAATACATCCCAAACTGCGGGTCTTTTACAGGACGTTCATAGATACAAATCACCCCTTCCTTGTCTTCTGTCTTCTTAGAAAGAGGAAACTCCATAATTGGAATCTTTCTGGAAGGTTTATCTACTATCTTTCCTTCAGCATTCCGGGACAGCTCCAGGTATTCCACTGGGTAGTCTTTGTCCGATATACGTTGTAGTTGTTTGGATACCAGGTGTGGAGGGAACACACTCACCTTTCTTGTAGCAAAGGCTTCTTCTATGTTACGGGGATGTTGGGAGATTTCTAACTGGTAAGCATCCGGGGCCAGGTCACGTTTAGCTTTTTCAAACTGGGCGTCCAGGGCAGTCAAAGCTTCTTCTACTAGTGAGTTTCCATACTCGTCTATAAAAGGAGGCATACTCCACTGTTCCGGGATAAACAACCCTGTAACAGCTATAGTGCCTTCTTTATCCAGTAGTGTAGACTCTACACCATAAAATCCGTTTTCTTCCGGGTGAAGGATGTATTCCTTTAGAGGTTCACACTGGTCCAGGTCACCTACAGATCCGGCAGCAATAAACTGACCGGTGATAATAAAACCACTCTTAAGGGCCGGTTTCATAAACCCGTAAGTATCGTTCATCTTAGGAGCAATACCAGCTTCCTCGTGGAAGAAGTAAGAAACAGGACCACCGACACCGTTGGTAGGGTCTTTCTCAAACGTGTATCCTGCTATGGTAGATTTAAGTCCTTTAAACGTATCACGTCCGTTTATCCTCACCTTAATTTTTTGTTCCCAAGCAAATACCTTTTCAGGTTCTGCCGGTCTGTACCAGGCGGTATGTTCATTAAGAAAGTTCTTGTACTCAGTAAGAAACTTCCAGGATCCTTTCTCGTTGATGTAGTCTTTGGCTGATGCTCCCATCTTTAACACAGCACCGGCTTCAAACCAGTAGGTGTTTATCAGCTTAGCCATGTGGAAATAAGAAGAAGCTATCTGACGTTTCTTTAGAATAATAGCGTGTTTATAGTGTAGTTCAGCCAGATGCTCGTAAAGAGCCATGTGGTACTGGGCATCTCTCACCTTAGCAAAGTCAAACTTTTTTTCTTCCTTGTCATAGATGGGTAGAAAGTTCAACCACATGTAATAGTCTCGCGTCAAATACCAGGTCTTTACGACACCTTTTGCGTCATAACTCTTTACAATAATACCATTACGACACTTTTCTTTCTGGTCATCCCAGTAGGCAATAAAGTCTTTAGTCTTTACAGGAGCTGCACAATAAAATCCCTGTTGTTGAAACTTACGGGCTTCAGCATTAAAGATCCGGGTGGTCTCATCAAAGTTGTACTTACCCGGTTCATTAAATATAAACAACAGAAAGTCCCGGAATTCTTCCCGGGTATAAAACGTGGTTACCGACCACTGGCCGTTTTCATAGGTAGGGACTTCTTTATACATTTACTGAATCAGCTTATCAGCTAGGTCAATGTTTCCTTGAGTCTTTTGAATAATCTCTATGAGTGTGTTAATGTCTTTACTACGGATGACACCTTTTGTTTCACTGTTATTCCAATACTCCATATAGCTAGTCCTGTGTACAGCAGACCATAGACCAGTATAATGGTTATAATGAAAAACATAATCATAGAGAAAAGTTCTAGGGTTAGCTTGAGTTTCTTCAAGAAAGTCATAACCCGATCCTTCCAGATCTGTATAAACTTCATTTTGAGCTTCCATGTATAAGGTTGTTTAAAAGATTGGTTGCGGGGCCGGAAGTCGAATCCGGATCTCTGGGTTATGAGCCCAACGTGCTACCGTTACACCACCCCACAATACTTAGTTAGTATTTAAGTGTCAGCACCTTAACTACATTCATCTGAGCATTTAGGATCTCTCCAAGTGTATGCTCAAATAGTTTTATTTTCAGGTAGGATGAACTACGACGGTCTTCATTGTAGTGTTCATTGAGCAAGTCAGCCAATTCAGCACAGAGTTCTTTAGCTCTTTGTACTTTGGGGTCAGCTGAAGGGTTAAATGTCAGTCCTACTAGTTGTTGACCAAAAGTCAATTCTGGTGTTTGATCCATGTTTGTTGTTTTTAAAGATTTATACGGGCAATGTTTACACTTGTTATTACAGCATTTCCCACGCTGCAGATGGTATTCTTCTGTAAACACCACCCTATCTCCGTCCATGTAATAGTGTACATCCTTAATGAACTCTTTCATTACCTGTTGTTTTTAATCCACTGGTAAATGGAATTAATAATGTTCTGTACAAGATTATCATGCATGGTTACAGAATATACACTTTAGCATACCCGTTGTCTACTAACCATTGGTTTAAGTGTACACTGTAGTTTTCTCCACAGTAGATATCCACCAACGGTCTGCCGTATTTGTCGAGCTCTCTGGACACAATCTTGATTTTACTTCCTGCGGGTAGATTGGCTTCTGTCTGCTTCTTAGCTTCTTTGGCTTTTTCCCTTTCTACCGGATCCTTGCTTTTAAGTTCCGGGGTGTTTATACCATAGAACCTACAAGTAGATTTCCAGAAAATAGTAAAGCCCAGGTCAATGTTTAGTTCGGCAGTGTCCCCGTCTACTGTACGTAGTACGGTGGCTTCATAGGTGTATAGATTCATTTCTTCTCACAGTTATAAGGACCATCAATAATTAAACAGTTGTTCTGTAGGGAGTCCCAGATAGGTTGTGTAGATCCTGCTTCTTTTATAGCTTTTTCATACACTTGTTTAGTAACCCATTTATCGTTGTTCCATTTTACTCCAAAAGCACTACCGGTATAGAAATAAAAAGCTCCAGATAATAAAACAAACAATACAGCATACAGACGTACAGGATTTTCAAAATACTGGGGGAGCCAAGATGCACCTGTTACAGTTCCTACTATAAGTGCAACAAAGAGTATAAACAGTATAAGAGCTACAATAACTTGTAGTGCCCTGTCACCTCTTTGACTAGCCCACTCAAAAGACTGTCCCCATGTAGGAGAAATCTGGTAATACACTACATTCTCCTGTACTGGTTTATTAGTAACAGAGTCTTTAATCCAATCACCCTTTTCTGTCTTTTGGTTATGGATCTTGTTGTCTGGCTTACGTGAACAACCAGTGGCTAGAATAACTAGCAATAAAAACACAATGAACTTTTTCATGGTTATAGGTTTGGTTAAAAAGTTTAGCTGTAAGGGGTTGACTCGAACAACCACGTGGTCTTTAGGATCAGCACAAAGTGGGTGGTCAACCCCTGCAGCACTTGCTGCCATATGCTGTCTTTCTCAGAGAAAAACCCACACCCCCGAGACAAGAGGGTCTGTCTGCCAGTTCCAGCACCTTACAAGTTTAGCTGCTCCAGACATGTAGGACAGTTGCCCTCATTATCAAGCAGTATAGAATGTATTGGACATATATCATTGGTCATACGCCAAATTTTGATTTCCTCTCACCTGACTTTGTTGTTCTTCTTCCAGATCTCTAAGTGTACCCTTAAAAGACTGCCTAATAGACTCAAACTTGGCTGCTGCATTTACAAGAGCTGTAATGTTTCCATCCCTACCATGTTCAATCTCTGTAGTCTCCATATACTTAGCCAGACGGTCCAGCATACTTTTAATACCGGCATAGGCTCTGTATGTCGGGGTTTCATAGAGTTTTTTACATAGCTTAATAGCATCTGTAATAAGATCATCATCAGTTGAAAAGTCAGCATCAATTTCTTTAAGAATGAGTTCTTCTTTATCTGCTTCTGGTACATCAAAAAACGGGTTGAGGTCAGGGTTGGGACATGTCATGTAAAACACATAAGCATACACCTTTGGATAGTCCATAGGATATTCCTCTATAATCTTCTTTAGAGAGCCAAGTGTGTAGCAGTGTTCACTGGGTACCACCTTTCCGTTCTGTATGTCAAATAATCTTATCATCTTGTTTCCAGTTTGGTGGGATTTCTACATCCCAGCTGTTTCCGTTCATCGGGTTGTCATAAATCCGGATGTCATCAGAATAATAATGTTTTACATAGCCCCCTCTGAGTCTTACCACCCAGGTGGTGTTGACATTAACTCCGTAATCAATGAGCAAGTAAGCTTCTCCTACTCCGTGAGGGGTGTGCACCGGTATGGGAGTGGCAAACTCATGTATACTAGATTTACTTGTACTCATATTCCAGGATTTTACCCACCAGGTCAGACCTATGGTTTTCTTTAAGCTTGATCCACTTGATCTCTTCTATCTTTTTAGAAAGCTCAATAGCATAGCTTAGTCCATTATACTCATCCCGGATGTCTTTTTGTTCATTATCCCCGTTGATAATAATCTTACCAGTTTTTCCCAATCTCGTAAGTATGGCAAGCATCTGGGCCTTGGTCAGGTTCTGAGCTTCTTCCACTATAAGAACATCGTCTATAGTCTTACCCCGGATAAACTGCACCGGCATAGCCACCACTCTTTTCTCGTTAATGATCTCCTGCACTTTTATTTTATCTATACACTTTTCAATGTTTTCTATAAAAGCTTCCAAATAGGGGTTAAACTTGTCTTCTAAAGAACCCGGTAAGAGTCCAAGAGAGTTACCCACTTCTATAGTGGCCCTAGTTACCAGAATGTTCTCAATCTGTTTTTGAAACAGAAAGTCCAGAGCTGCCTGAGCTGATACCAATGACTTACCGCAACCTGCCCTTCCTGTAATAATAACCACCTGATTTTCCCTGATTAATCCTTTAGCTTCTTTCTGTTCCTCATTAAGCTGCACTTTGAACTTAATCTCACCTTTACGTACTCGGTTAGGTTCTTTCATCAGTTTTTTGGTTTTAGTTTGCCACGGTTGTCTTCTAACCAATGCAGAAGAGAAATGATTTCAGTCTTCATGTAGGGTAGGTCATACTGCACTATGTCTTTTACAATAGGATCACCGTTACTGTCCAGAGCTGTTATGGGGTTACCAAACTTGTCTTTATCTATCTCTTCAAACAGAATGTGGTGAATGATAAGATTACCCGGCTTTAGTTTAGGATTGTGTTTAAGAATGATATACATGTATAAAGAAAGCTGTAGGTTGTAATGGTTTAGATTACAATCATCCAGATGACTAACTGGTGGTAACATCTTTTGACTCTGTCCCTGCCAGTTGGTAAAACCTTCTGTCTTTATTTCCTTGTTTGTCTTATAGTCTGTTATATGAACCTGTCCGTTCACCACTTCTACTAAGTCTGACTGTCCACAGAGACCGGCTGATTTCAGGTAGACCATGTGTTCCGGATAGACACCGTCTTTTAGTTTCTGATCCGGAGAGTATTTAATGGTCTCAATTTCGAGAGGTTTAAATACCGGCACTGTCACTCCATGTCGTTCCATAGTTTCCAGGGCACAGATGTCAGACTCTCTACAGTTGTGATACCAGGTTCCCAGTGTGGTGGCCCGGGTGGCTTCTGATTTCCAAGCTTCCTTAATAGCATCTGGTGTCATCCCATACCACTTACTTTTCTTGTTCTTAGAAGATCTTTCTGCTATTCTATCTGCCTCAAAAGGCTGTTTAAAGTTTCCAATAAAAGAGGTGACAGATACCCAGTCACGTTCATCTTCTTTTTTTATACTGGTGTACTTGTGATCCTCCGGGGTGAATCTTAGTATCATAGACAAATCCGATTTGGTTTTTATAGGGTTCCGGCTGAATGTTCCTAAGAATTTCTTCCGGATTATGATAGGTGGCATAAAACCTTTGTGAGTATTTATCAAAAACAATAGAACGGTTTTTGGCTATGGTGTTTTTATTAGTTACATATTCTTCTACACTGGAAATACACTCTTTCTTAAACCACTTCTTTACACGTATCTGCTTTTTAAGCACCTCTTTCTTTTGAGGAAACAGATCACCTTCCGGCATCTGCTCATACTCAACTTTTTGCTTATAGACAGAATGAACTATCTCCAGGCAAACAGTATCACTAGTACTACTTATAACTGACATTTACACTCCGAGCTTTTGGTTTAACTTATCTTCTTCTTCCTGTGTAAGCTCTGCGTCCCACATACCCTGGGGACAGCTAGAAGAAAGAGACCGGGTCTTTAGATTGAGTGAACATCCGCAACCTCCCATATTCTGGTTACAGCACGGAGCTGTACCTAAGATCATACAACCCTCACCCTTTTTATCTATCAGCGGACATCGGTTACAGATCTTCATTCTGTATTCAGCTATCTGTTCAACATCTTCTTTTTTAAAGATGCTGTTAGTTATCCCCTCCAGTATCTGACCCTTGGTCTTCCAAAGTCTGATTACGTTCTCCTTTACTGACATGGGTTTTAGTTTTGTGTAGTTTGATAAACTCAGCTCTTTGTTTCTCTTCTTCTATAATCTGTTTAAGAGCTTTCAGATCAAAAAGAGTTTCTACTGTTTTAAACCGGGCCGTCATCTGCTGAAGACCTTTCTGCCTGTTATACTCTTCAAAACGTTCTAGCTTTTCTATCTTCTCATCAATCTTCCAGTGTTTTATTACAAAGTCACCAAGGTTAGTGAGATGAATTCTTGGATGCTTTAAGCAGGATAGGGACTTACGTACTTCCTGCCAGTAGAAACCTATTACAGCTGCTACAGCATCTTCAGAAACACCTGTGTCATTAGCTACTTTTGGTATAAAGGTTTTAGCCTTGGTCGGTTTCAATACTTAAAAATTTGTAGTCCAACAGGATGTTACCTGTTGCATGTACATTTAGCTCAGGGTTTATATAGATCTTCTTCTTGTTTTTTCCTTCTTTCTTTATCAGGTTTTTCTTTTCTGCTTTAGTGAGGCAGTTACGTACCGATTGGGTAGAAGAAAAGATCTTTTCGTTGAAAGCCATGTTACAAAAAGATGTAAGCTCCTGTTCTCCGTTTATAGCTAAAAACGTCAGACAGTCAAGATCACTCTCACTAAGTGTTATCATAGCTAGGTAACAATGTGTTATCAGCTGATACTTAACAATTGACCAGCGTGATAGCTTAACTCTTTTATCTACTTGGTTTACGGTTGCCATTAAATCATCATTTTAAAAAACATGTAGTTTTCTCCACTGTCGTTCCAGTTTTCATATTCCAGTATGGGTTTGGCACCCAACTTTTCAAACAGACTCCAGGAAGAAATCTTTCTAGCCTCTCCTATAAAGTGTTTATACCCCATGTTCTCTCCCCAGTCAAGCATCTCTTCTACAAGATGTTTACCATATCCTTTCTTCTGAAACTCCGGTAACACTGTAATGGACTCACCGTGTAGTACATTACTACTCTCCCAGCTGACAATGATTTCTGCTATAATACCGTGGGTCTTATCTCTAAGCCAGAGTCCTTGACATTTGTCATTTTGTTCCAGCATCCAGAGTTTATACTTGTCATCCCATCTAAGGGGTTTGGGGTGTTCCCGTTCAAACTTGAATGTCTCTTTGTAATCCTTTAGAGAATACAGGGTCTGCATCTTTACTTTTTCTTTAGAGAGCGTTCCTTTTTAGACTGTTGGGTTGGTTGTTCAGAAGGGATGATCACCTCATCTCCCACTTTCAATCCCTGTTCTGTGAGCTCTGGGTTGGCATCTATATCTTCTTGTGTAATGGTGTGAGGAACACCACCCTCATAACCACCGTCTTGTTTAGGATTGGTCACTTGTCCTATAAAAGACAAGGCTTTTAGCTCCTCGGCTCTGGCCACCGCTAGTTTGGTGTTCAGTTCCTGGAGCTCTAGTTGTACCTTCTTAACGTCAATTTGTTCTTGGAAAAAGCTGATTACTTCCTCCTTAGTGGGGACTTTTTGTTCTTCAGACATAGGGGGGTTTTTTCTTAGGGTTTACAGTGTGATATCATTTTCTCCGTTTCCGGTCTCTCCCTCATTATCATCCTCTAGAGATAAATGGTATTCTTCAAATATTTTTTCAAACTCTTCATAAGGAGTGTCTATAACATAGGAGTCACCGGTGGTTGTAAACACCGTGGTGCATCCGTAAGCTGATAAACTACTGTCATCTGTAGCCAGCTTACATGCCGTCACTATTCCTATCAGGAAGGAGAAAGGCATCCACTTTCCGGGATCATCCTCCAGTCCCATAAGGTCAAGCTGGGATGGGTCCATAGTGTGACAATGAATCTTACACTTGTGTATCATAGGATATTTTGGTTTTTCTTAGAAACATGGTAGCGGTTGTACGACATGTACCGACTCTGGTTGGAGGCCTTGAGGATTTGTTCTGTCAGAGCTCTTTCAGCCATTCCGTCTCGTACATCAACTACCGGTACGTAGATGGTTTGACCATAACTGTTGGTGGTTTCTCTATAATAAGACAGACGACTACTACTAGCTTGTTCTTGGTTTTCCACAGGAAGGGTTTCATTAGGGTCCATACTATAATATACTATTTAAG